TTGGGAAGTGTTGACTTGGAATACTGGCAGTTTTCTGATCCTTCAGAATTCATGGATTATGCTATTGAGGTTTATAGCCTCTTTGGTATGACCATCAAGAAAAGTGCCAGCTTTTTCACTAACTTCTTCCCGGGGTCCCGTATCTCCCCGCTCCACTCTTTTCTCGGTTCTTACCTTTTTTTCCACGATGGTTATGACATGTACATTCCGATCCCTAGATTGGATGCTATATGTTCCACCGTGGTTTATACAGGTTCTTCGCCACTTGGTGAAGCCGAGTTTTTTGCGAAGCTCGTTTCGCTTACCCAACTTACCGTTGGATGTAAGGCAGTGTTCGCTGTCCTTATTAAGTTTGTAGCATGGTACTACAAGCAAAACCCCAATTGGGCCCCTATTTTCGATGAGTTTCTTGAAACTCAGGCTTTGTCAGTTGACTGTCCGCGCACCTTCAGCGCAATAACGACTGGCTATGAAAGCTTTGATAAGGAGGTGGTTGGATTTAAACCTTTCATTATGTCGTTGTCTACAATGCCCAAGAAAACAAGCCCAAACAAGCGCCCTGCTCAGAAGAAGCGGCACAAACCTCAAGTCAAGCCCGTCCGGGTTACCGACAATAAAGGAAAAGTGCAAGCAGTTTTCCGAGTTCCTCATTGTGCAATGGACTATTTTAGTTCATTGGCCGCGCCCTTTGAGACCCCTACTGGTGTGTGTATTCCAGCAGAAATCTTCCCCCTTCCTTCCCAAAAGATTAAGAATTTTTTGAAGGGTAGATTTCAGGCTGGAACTACAGGTATCGGTTTTATCATTGTTAGTCCTTGCATTACTAATAATGGCACTTTGATGAGTGCCACCACTGCTGCTTCTGTGGGCGGCCCCGCTACTCAGTTCAATGCCTTTACCGGTGTTCAGAATTTAGTCTTAGCTCAATTTCCTTGGGACGAGGTCTCGAGGGCAGCTGGTAATTACCAGGCTAGGATTGTTTCTTATGGTATTAGGGTTAAGTACATTGGCAAGTTGATGGACAGAAATGGTGTTGTGACCTCTTTTGAGGAGCCTGACCACCGTAATTGTTTCTCACTTACTACTACTCCGAGCACTTTGGATAAGCTCAATAGTAATCCCCAGTCGACGCTCCGGCGTGTTGGTGGTGATCTTTGGGACTCTGAGGTGTTTTACTCAGGTCCAGTTGAACCGAACGAGGTCGATTTTACAAGCATTGCTTTTCCTTTGGGTCAGTATATTTCTGTTATTGCTGTTCAAGGAGAGCCCGGCGATTCTTATGAGTTTGAGTATGTTCAACACTCTGAGGTCATCGGCACTCTAGCGACAGGTAAATCGGCTTCTCATGCTGACCCAGCTACTTTTGGTAAGGTTCTTGAAGCCTCTAAGGCAGCCTCCATGGATGGTCCACTTGACTCTCATAAAGCTCCTTCATTTTTCCAGAGATTTATGGATGGGGCACGGGAGTTGGGTCCAGCCATAGTTTCCGGTGGGAAAATGGTTGCTGCTGTACTTTCAGCCCAAATTCCTACGGGGCTCTTGGAAGCTGCAAGCACTCAAGAAAACCTTGCTAGAGCCTTTCGCGCATTTGGTGGCGCTCAAGTTCCGC